TAGAGGGAGAGAAGTACTCGTAGTACGGATACTCCTGGTGAAGTCTTTGGTACTTACGTTGGAAAACGTACTTACTGTTAAGGACTTCGCCTGTTGCCACCGATCCAGGTCCGTGTTGCGGGCTTATTTCCTTGGGATTGAACCCTTGGAAGATCGTGTGGATTAGCCCACGAGCACGGGACAAGACGTGCTGCGCGTGTGTGTCAGTAGGAAGTTCCCACTGGCGCATGTCTGCTTCGTCCTCCACGAAGGAGGATATGACAGACTGGATGGACTCTTCTTTATAAGGAAGCTCCATCTTATAGCACAGCATGGTTACCATTAAGGTGCCTTTAACGACTCTTGAGTCGCGAGGTCCTGGTAATAATAACCCGTTGGGTCGAAACAAGAGCTTTAGCAAACCCTGAAGGAATTTAGGGAGAGCTTGGCCTTTCCGGCGTGCGAACGCTGGAGGGCACTTGAAGCAACCTGTTTCAATACCGTCTAAGATAGCCTTTCCCAACGAAGGGAGAGTAGTTGTCAGAAACGGTAGCCGCTCGTTCGCGTACCTAACACGTACGTACTTGACGTCCGCTTCGGCGTGGCGTAGAGGGGCCCCACTTTCACGATGAGAATCTCTCAACACATTTTCAAGGAGGACTAGGTTTGAATCCATAGTCAGGCTTTTCAAGTTTGGTTATGGTTAAACCGGAAACTTCCTACCTACATGCCGAACCTTTCGGTAAGGCTATGGCAACGTGCGCGCTCTCCGGAGATATGCGCATGTCTGTTTGACACGACATCGCCGCTATGCTGAATCTTAAGATTCGTTACGCAAGAAGCGGTCGATGTTCGCTGACGACACCAAAAAGTTGGTGTTATAGGCAATGATATCGTCGATATCAGCCCTGACGAAATCAACCACACGAGGGACGTTCAGCGCGAAGCTGCCCGTGATCATGTGTGCAAAGTCGTCAGAATCAATGATGGTGTTCTTAAAGAGAACAACATGTCTGTCGTACGCATCGTTCGAACCCTTCTTGGGGACGAAGTTGTGACGGATTTGCATAATCAACGGATCGTTGACTGTGCTACCTTCCCAAATACGATCAGAGGATGTTCCTAGCTGACTGAAGAGACTAAAAGTCTTTGCAGCAGCGGAGGAATCATTGATTGTCAGCGAAGCGTTAAAAGCCATTGTAGGGTCCTTATAGGGATGAAGCGTTAAACTTTAGAATAGTTGACGTAATAGGTTGACGTGTTGATTCCAGTCCTTGGGACCAGAATTAACAATGATACCACTCGTTGAGGGGATACCAGGCT